GCGGCGCGCCGCCACACGCAGGCGCGCAAGAGTTGGCTCAAGGCGCAGCGCGCGCTGCTCGATGCCGAACGCAGGCTCGACGCAACCGATGTCGCGCGTGCGCTGCCGACCATGCAGGAGACGCCGACGCCGCAGCCTGCAGTCGTGCGGGCCATGTTCGCCGGGCCCGCTTCCGCGTTGGCACCAAAGGCCGCGCCGGCGGTGCCTCAAGCCGAGTTCGAGAAGGGATTGAGCGCCACGATCTCGTCGCTGCTGCAGCGGCGGAACGCGGGCTGAAAACGCATTGGGCGCGCCGCCTGGACCGCGACGCGCCCGCAACCAGGCACCCAATGGTCGGGTGCCACAGTGACGACGGAGGAAAAATAGCATGACCACCAACCCCGCACAAACCGGGCCCACGCTGCAGGTCGTCGGCGGGACGGCCGCGCCGGCGGATGATTTCAGCGAGGTCCGGCGTCGCGTTCTCGACGCGATGGCGGACGAAGGATTGAGCCAGAACAGGGTCGCGAAGGAAGCGCAGATCTCTGCGACCGCGCTGTCACAATTCCTGGCCGGTACGTATCAGGGCAACAACACGACCGTCGCGACGAAGCTCACGGCGTGGCTCAACGACCGCGCGCAGCGCGCAGCGCTCGCAGGTATGATGCCGGTCGCGCCGTCGTGGATCGAGACGCCGACCGCAAAGCGGGTCTACGAGGCGCTCGCCTGGGCGCAGCTTGGTGCCGACATCGTCGTCGCCTACGGCGGTGCCGGGCTCGGCAAGACGACCGCCGCGCGCCAGTACCAGCGCGAGCATGCGAACGTTTTCGTTGCGGAATGCACGCCGGCGACGGCTTCCGTTCCGACCATGCTGCAGGAGATCGGCATCGCCCTCGAACTCAAGGACATGCCGCTTCATCCCGCGCGCCTGCAGCGCGAGATCATCGCCCGTCTACGTGGCACGGGCGGGCTGCTCGTGCTCGATGACGCGCAGACGCTGACGCACCAGGCGCTGGAACAGGTAAGGCGCATTCATGACCTCGCTGGCGTCGGTGTGGCGCTGCTGGGCAACGAGCAGATCTATACGCGCATCAGCGGCGGATCGCGCTCCGAAGCCTTCGCGCCGCTCTTTTCGCGGATCGGCCGGCGCGTCCGTCTTACGCGCCCGCGCAGCGACGACGTCAAGGCGATCGCGGCGGCCTGGAACATCACGGGCGCCGACGAGCTCAAGGTGCTTACTGAGATCGCCGCGAAACCTGGTGCGCTGCGCGGCCTGACGAAGACCATCCGGCTCGCCTGCATGTCGGCCGCCGGCGCGAAGAGCGCCGTAACCGCCGGGCATCTGCTGGCGGCGTGGCGGTCGCTCACCGCGACGGGGGTCGACGATGCTGAGTAACAGAATGAGCAGCGCGTCACTTCTCGGGCCCACGACGCTCGACGCGGTGATGGCGCATGCGACGATGCGCGATGTGGCGACGGCCATTGCCGCCGAGATCTACGCGGTGCCGACCGCGCGCCTCGAGTGTGGCCGGCCGTCGCCGCAACACTGGCCGCACGGGGTGGGCGATGCCTGGGATCTCGCGGCGTGGCTTCTCTGGCGCTGGACGCCGCTGCCGCTCTGGCTGGTCGTGGACGTGGAAGGCCGCAGGATCGTCGATCTGCTTGAAGGTGCGATCCGTGTGAAGGCGGCTCTCAACGATCCGGCAGTGACGAAGTTCGTCGCCGGCGCGGAGCGCGCCATGCATCAGGCGCTCCGCCGGCCGCCGCGGCGGTGCATGGAGCTGCTCTTGCCGCATTCGGCGACGTGCCGTGCCTGGACGGCCGAGTCCGGCCGGCCGCCATTTTTTTCACCTCAGCTCACAACCGGAGGTCTGCAATGAGCCGGCCGATTGCACTCGTTCAGAGCCGCGTCGCTGCGGCGCATCACGTGCCGGTCGCCGCAATGCGCAGCCCGCGGCGTCGACCCGATTGGGTCGAAGCGCGGCACGTCGCGATGTATCTCGCGTATGCGACCGTCCCGAACGCGTCGCTGCCCATGATCGCCCGAGCGTTCGGGAAGTTCGACCACACGACCGCGCTTCACGCCGTCCGCAAGATCGAGCGCCGCATGGCGCAGGACCCGGCGTATGCCGCCCGCATCAGGAACCTGCAGGAGGATTGCGAGCGGGATCTCGCGTGCCTTCAAGCGCAGCGGCTCGGAAGCGCGCCGCGCAACGACGTTGCCGCCGAGGCCCAGGCGCTCGCGGTCGAAATGACGGCCAGGCTGAACGCGGAAGCCGCCCGCGATCCCGAAGCCTTCATTCGGAGACACGGTCAATGACGTCGATTCCCAACACTCCCCGGATCGATGCGCGCGTGCGCGTGATGTCGGCCGACGTCGNCGGCCACATCGCCACCGCGCAAGAGCGCAATGGCGGCTGGAGCCTCTCCGTCCGGTTGCCCGACGGTGAGATCCTGACCGGCGTATCGGCGGCCGATTGCCGTTACGTGAACGACAATGGCACCCTCGGCAATCCGGTATGGACGCCACCGCGCTCGCGCGACGACGAGGACGCCGTCGCGAAGCTCAAGCGCGCGGTGCGCTTGGGCCGCGCAATCCATGCCGGCGCGGATCCGCGCATGCCCGTCGCGCAGCAGATCCGCCAGCTCGCAGCCGCGACCGTTGCGCAAGGCGCACTCCTGCGCGGCTGCCTGGAAGGCGACGCGGAGTCGATCGCTCTCGCGCGCGAGATCCTCGGGGCGGCGCAATGAAGATCGCAACACGCCGCGCGCTCCGGCGCGTCATTCGCCGCGTCGCCCATGTCGTTTCGTTCATCTGCGCGCTGCCCGTGCTCCCGCTGCTCTGCCTCGCAGGCTGGGCGCGCGGGCTGGCGAAACAACCGTAGGCAAAGGGGGATTCATGACACGCAGGAAGACGACGAAGCTGAAGGCACCGGCGACCCCGGTGCCGCAGACCCGCGAGCAGGCCGACCAGCTCATCGGGGAGATCGGCGCGGCGCAGCGGGCGATCGACGACATCACCGCTCGCCTGGAAGCCGACATCGCACAGCTCAAGGCGGTGGCAGCCGCAGCGGCAGCACCTTTCGCAACCCGGATCATGTCTCATTTCGTCGCCCTCACTGCATGGGCTTCGGCGAACAAGGATGCGCTTCTCGAAGGCAAGCGTCGATCTGTGGAACTGTCGCAGGGTGTGATCGGCTGGCGATGGAGCAATCCCACGGTGAAGGTCGCGAAGGGCAAGGAAGACGACGTGATCAAGGCCCTGCGAGAACGGGGTGCTCGCCGGCTCCTCCGGTACGAAGTGTCGATCGACAAGAACGCGATCCTAAAGGAACCCGACCGGATCGAAGGCATCCCGCACATCGAGGTCGTGCAGGTCGAGAACTTCTTCGTGAAGCCGTTTGCCGTCGAAGCCGAGCACGTCGCGGCCGTCACGAAGCTCACGGGCGCGGCGGCAACGCAGCCGGCCGAGGAGGCGCCGAAGACGGCGAAGGCCGCGTGAATGTGAGCATCCATCCGCGCCGGGTGACTTGGCGGCCGACGCGCCCTGGGGTCTTCGAATCGGCCGCCGGCGTCGTGTTCATGCGGCCCGGCGACGGCAAATGGGTCGGTTGGCCGCACGGTTCGTCGGACTTCGAATGGGGACCGTTCCGGTCGGCGCGGGACGCGCAGAAGGCTGTTGAACGGTTCATGACGGAAGGATCACGCTGATGACCGGCACAGCCGTCACGCCGCGCGCGACCCCCGTCGAGGCACAGGCCGCGCTGGTCAAGACGCTCGCGCTGGCGTTCGACCGCATGCCGCCGCGCGTCGTCGCGCTGGCGTTCGCCAACTTCATCCTGAGTCACGCGATCTACCTCTATCCGAACCGCAGCGAGCCGGAAGCGCTCGCACTGGCCTCGACCAGCGCACTGGCCGAGCTCGAAGGCTGGGCGGAGCTGGAGCGTGCCTGGCTGCCCGGCCGGCTGGCCGAGATCTTCGGAGGCGCCGTGCCATGAGCAGGCACCATCAGTGCCCTGCCGCCGGCTGCAGCGAGTCGCTGCCGCGGCATCTCCTCATGTGCAAGCCGCACTGGTACCGCGTGCCGCGCGCCCTGCGGGCAGAGGTCAACGACGCGTGGAAGGCGTATTTGGCCGCCTCCCGCGGCGCCCGGAGTTACGACGCAGTGCTCGGCGCCCTGGCCCGATATCGCGCCGCGCGCGAGGCTGCGATCGCCGCCGTCAACGGCACGGGCGGAGGCTCACGGTGACCTGGCCGTTCGCGCCGCTGCGCATGTTCGGGTACGAGGTCATCCTCGCCGACCCGCCATGGCTGTTCCAGCTTCGCTCCGAAGACGGCGAGGAAAAGTCGCCCCAGGCGCATTACGACTGCATGCCCACTGAGGAGATCGCGGCACTCCCCGTCGGCCATCTCGCGTCGCGTGATTGCCTTCTGTTCATGTGGGCGACCTGGCCGATGCTCCCAGACGCGCTCCAGGTCATGCGCGCCTGGGGGTTTGCCTATCGGACCGGCGGCGCCTGGCTCAAGAAGACGCGCCACGGCAAGAACCACATGGGGACGGGCTATATCCTGCGGTCTGCCACGGAACCGTTCCTCATCGGCGTCATCGGCAATCCGCGCATGAGCGGCGCGCAGCGGGCGATCCGCAATGTCATCGAGGCGGCCGTCCGCGAGCATAGCCGCAAGCCCGACGAGCAGTACGAAATCCTCGAACGCCTGTTCCCGCGCGCATGGCGCTGCGAGTTGTTCGCGCGTTCGATGCGCCCCGGCTGGGACTCTTGGGGGCGCGAAGTTGGGAAGTTCTCCGCGGCGCGCGCCGGCGCGCCGGTTTCCATGCAGGTGACCCCATGAGCGATGACAAGCGGCTCCAGCAGCTCCGCGACGCGCTCATCGATCTTGCGATCGCATCGACGTGCTACGCGCGGCTTCGTCGTCATCCCCATCAGCCAAGCCCGGCAGAGGCACGGCTCCGCACCGCCCTGGCCCGCGCCCACGCGGCGCTCGATCGCCGCGATCCCCACGTGCCGCCCGACAGCCCGCTCCAGGTCGTGGGCGCCGCGATCGATTACGCGCGGGAGCTCGGCGCGCCCTGGACCGACATCGTCGCATTGGTGAGCCGCGAGACGGTGGTGAGCGACGACATCCGCACGAGGAGGGACATCGACTCATGAGACGACGCACGAAGCTGCGCCGCGGCCGTTATCTGCCGGCGATGGAAGTCGCGCCCATCGTCAAGGAAGACCCCAATCTGAGCGCGATGCACGAGATGCTGACCAGCCAGGGCTATATGCTCCGCCCTACGCAACGTTTCTACCTGGCGAAAACCGGCATCGTCACGATGCGCTTCGTTTGGCGCTGTCGTCGTGACAACGCCTGCGCGTCGGTCGAGATCGTTCGGCAGGTGGACGTGAGCGGTCTGCTGTCGTGGATCGAAACGCAGAAGGCGGAGAGGTTGAGCGCATGACGCGGGCGCTTCTTCCACCGAACTACCGTCCGGTTCGTTTCGCTGAGGAACGCGCGCCGTGCGGCCGGCCTGGGCTGGCGTGGGTGCATTCGTCACGCATCATGCGCGGGCCGATGCCGGATCTGTCCGATTGCCTCGCCTCTTGGCCACGGACGCATCCGTGGTTGCTCTTCATCTGGGAACCCCTGCCGACGAAAGCACCCGGCCCGCATCTGGTGCATGCGCACTGCTGCTACATCAACACGGTCAAGTTCTATTACCGCCCTTACATCGTCGACGAGTTCACACGCTTCTTCCGCAGCGCGGGTGGCAAGCTGCTGGCCAGTAAGGTCGGCTTCCTCGAGTGGGACGAGGTCGAGACGCGACTGACGTGGGACGACATCGTCCGGTTCGAGGGCGAAACGTTCAGGGTCTGCGGCGGCACGGTTCTGTGGCGGCACAGCCGCTGGTGGATGTGTCGGCGCGCGCAACGCGGGTCAAGGAGGGAGCCGTGAACCTGATGAAGCTGCGCATGACTGTTCCACATGAAACTGTTTCAGCGCTCCCGCGCGAGGGAGCGCCCTGGGCGCCGGAGGAGATCGAGCGGCTTAGAGACGGCCGGGCGGCGGGTCGGCGCCATCATGAGATCGCCGCAGATCTCGGCCGGTCGCATGAGGCAGTGAGAATCAAAGCGCACCGCCTCGGGATTACGCAGCGTTATCGGAGGCACCGCACATGACCGGCATCGCCCGCCGCCGCGAGCTCGCGCTCATCCACGCGGCAAAAAAGGACCTGGCCCTCACGGACGATTCGTACCGCGCCATTCTGCAGCGCCTGTGCGGCGTCGCCTCGGCGGCCGAGCTGGACGCGCGCGGCCGGCAGGCGGTGCTGGACCATTTCCGCACTCTCGGCTGGAATCCCGGCCGGCACAAGGCGCCGAAGCGCGCCGGCGCGCGCCCGCTGGACGACGACCCGACCTCGAAGAAGCTGCGGGCGCTCTGGATCGCGCTGTGGAATCTGGGCGAGGTCCGCAATCCTGAAGAGGCCGCACTCGCTGCATTCGTGCGCCGGCAGACCGGCGTCGACGCGCTACAGTTCCTGTCGCCCGACCGCGCATCCAAGGCAATCGAGGCACTCAAGTCGTGGTGCCTGCGCGTCGACTTCGCGCCCGATCCGGACGAAGATCCGATCATCACGATGCGAGCGCTGCTGCGGGCGCAATGGGCGCGGCTCGCGGCGTTCGACGCGATCGACGTTCACGGAGCGATCGGGCTCGACTCCTGGATCCACAACAACACGGCGCCGCGGCAACCCACGATCGAGCATTGCACGCTCGATCAGCTCCATCGGCTTTCGAACGAGCTGGGCGCGTGGGTGCGCAGGGCCGCCGCGCGCGCAGCGAAGCGGCGGGCGTTCTGGGAGCGGCGCCGGAGGGCGGACAATGGTGTCGGTGCGTAAGCCGTTCGGGCTGCCGCTGCCGTCCCCGCTCGCCGACATCGCCGAGGTCGCCGGCCTGGACGCGGCCATGGCCCTGTCGCTGGAGCGCGGCGGCGCCCGGTTCAATATCCCGATTACCGACGGCGATACGGAGCTCGCGCGCATCGTCGGCGCCGAGGCGGCACGCAAGATCGTCGAACGGTTCGGCGGACAGCGCCCGTACATCCCCCTCGCGAAGACGCACCTGATCAAGTGGCTGCATGCCCAAGGTCACACGCAAGAGCGCATCGCGCTCAAGATCCGGTGCTCGCGCACAACCGTTCAACGCGTGCTGGACGCGTCTTCAAAGCCGCAGGAGCTGCCGCTCTTCCGCGCGTCTTGACGCCCGCACGGTCGCGGGCGGAGACTGCGCTCATCCTCCTTCCGTGCGGATGGCCACACGTGTGGCCCTGATATGACGCGGGGCGCCCGCCCATGATGCGGGCATGTTCCTGCTCGTCGCCAGGCTCCCCGACAACCGCTATCGCGCGGGCACGTTCACGCTCTATCACGCGGGCGGCCTTACCCTTCTAGCTGGGGATTGTCTCGGCAAAGCGGACAACGAGCGGGCGGCGAAGGAAGGGAACCCGAGCCGCGACCCGATCCTGCCCTATGGCGACACGCCGCTCGGCGGTTACGTACCGGCCAAAGTGGTGCGGTTCGATCCGCCGCATCATCGAATGGGCGCGATCGCGATCCCGCTGATCGGCGCCAGCGGCGATGCGCTCCAGGCGCGGGTCAGGGGCAAGCGCACCGGGTTGTTCATTCATGGTGGCCGCGGCGATGACCGCCTCGTGCCGACATACGGCTGCCTGCGGCTGCGCGATCGCGACATGGCCGAAATCGCCCGCCTCGTCGGCGACAGCATCGTCGAGGTGACGATCGAGGCCGCCGACGAATCCGAGGTCAAGGCCGCATGATCAGGCTTCGGCGCAGCGTGCTGCGAGAGATCGTCATCGACTTCTGTGAGATCTTGGCGGCGGTGCTGGTCGCCGCTGCCTTTGTCTTTGCGCTTATCCGATTTGCTGCTGATACCTGGGGGCCGTGGCTGATCGCCGTGCTCTTCCTGGTGAAGCTGCTCGAAATCGCGCTATGGCTCGTCCGCTGGGTGCGAAAGCGGGCCGCGCGCTGGAGGGGCGCATGATCGTGACGATGTCCTGGCCCGTTCTTTTCCTGAACCTGGTCGGTGTCCTCTGCTTGCTGGCCGGGTTCCGAACGGTGGCGCGAGCCCGGAATAATCTGCAGACCGCGCGCGGTGCGCTCGCCATCGTTGCCGGATTCGCCATCCTCGTTGTGATGGTCGTTCTGCTTTGGGCGAAGGGGGCGGAATGATCGGGATCGGTGCCCTCCTTGCCAAAATCGGCATTCCTCTGCTGGTCGACGTCGTCGCCGGCGCGCTTGGAAAGGTCGACCACCCGGCTGCGAAAATCGCGTCCGAAGCGCTCGGGAACGTGAAAGGCGCTATCGCCGAAAAGGAGATCACGCCCGAGCAGATCGCCGAAGCGAACCGCCATGTCGAAATGCTCGAACGGATCGACAGCGACGACTGGCAGACGGCGCTCAAGCAGGTCAACCAGACGATCCGCACCGAGGCCCAATCGGAGGATTCGTATGTGCGCCGTTGGCGGCCGACGTTCGGCTACTGCATGGCCTACACATGGACGGCCGAGGCCATCACGATTTGCCTCGGCGTCCTGGTCTCGGCCGGGCTGGCCATCTTCGGGAAGCCCGACGCCGGGACCATGCTGCTGACCGGGCTGGAGAACCTGATCGAGGCCATGACGCTGATGTGGAGCGTCGCCCTATCCGTGGTCGGCGTGAACGCCGTCCAGCGCTCGCGCGACAAGGCAATCAGGGCGGGCAAGGTGCCCGGCTCCCTGTTCGGAACGCTCATCGGAACCATCTCGGGTAAGCGCTGATGGACGAAATCGATCGCATGCAGGACGCGGCGGATCGCCTTGCAGAGAACCTGCCGCGGCTACGACCAGGCGGCGGGCGGCGGCGCAACTGCGTGCGATGCGGGTTCCTTCTGCCGGCGGATGTCCTGCGGGAGAACCCCGACGCGCTCGATTGCGGCGGATCCTGCATCCAGTCCTCCATGGTGCCGTGATGGATCACTGGTCGATCCGAGACTGGGAGTCGTTCTTTTCGATCGTCGCCATGGTAGGCGCGTGGGTTGCGGCCCTTGTCGTCCTGTGGCTGTCGACCAAGTTCGCGACGAAGCGGGAGGTCGCGGCCGCCGCGGAGGCGGTCGAGGAGATCGACAAACGGCTAATCCAGATGGAGGCGCGGGTCTCCGCGCTTCCTGACGCGAAGACGATGCACGAACTGGCGCTGTCGATGTCGCAGCTCGGCGGCGAGATCAAGGTGCTTGCGGAGCGTCTGGCGGCAACGCGCGAGCAACTCGATCGCATCGACAACATTCTCGAACGCCATGAGGACATCATGGCGCAAGCGGCAAGGGCGTCACGATGATCGGTGATCTCTGGCGGCAGCATCTTCGCCTGTCGTTGCTCAGGCTCCTCGAATCCACGCCGGGATATGAGGCGAACGAGAGCATCCTTCACGATGCCGTCTCGCAACTCGGCATTCGAGCGACGCGCGACCAGATCCGCGGCGAACTGACGTGGCTTCGCGAACAGGGCCTCATCCACGTCGACATCATCGCCGACCTCATGATCGCGAAGGCGACCGAGCGCGGGTGCGAGGTCGCAAAAGGGCTCGCGACGCATCCTGGGGTGAAGCGGCCGAGCCCGAAGGGGTGACGCCATGGGGCGCAAGTCCAAGGTCGAAGCCCTTCCCGGGCCGGTCAAGCGAGAGGTCGACGAGCTCCTGAAGACCGGGCGGTTCACGCTCGACGACATCATCGCGCATCTGCGCAAGCTCGCTGACGAACATCAAGTCCCGGCCGAAGAGCTGCCGTCGCGATCCGCGCTCGGCCGCTACGCGCAGAATTTCGAGCGCACGGCGGCGCGCATGCGCGAGGCCAAGCAGCTTGCCGAAGTGTGGGTCGGGAAACTCGGCCACGAGCCCGAGAGCAAGATCGGCCGCCTGATCACGGAGATGCTCCGGACGGTCGCGTTTCAGCAGCTTGCCGCCATGGGTGACGACACCGCGGCGGTCGAGTCCATGGACATCATGCTGATCGCGAAGGCGATCAAGGATCTCGAATCGGCGGAGAAGATATCCATCGACCGCGAGATCAAGATCCGCGAGCAGGTCGCGAAGGAGGCCGCCAAAGTCGTCGACGAGGCCGCGCGCGAGGGCGGCCTCTCCGCCGAGCGCGCCGGCGAGCTGCGCCGCAAGGTCCTGGGCCTGGCCACGCCCAGCAAGCCGACGGCGGTAACGTCGTGAGTAACGCGACCGATTCCACCGATCGTTGGCAGGCGCCGGAGCTTGCGGCGCCTGTTGGCGTCGTGGCGCGCAAAGATCTGCCGCAGAGTGCGCAGCTCCCGGATGACTTCGATCCGCTCGCCGAGGGCATTCTCATGGCGCATCAGCGCGCGTGGCTTGAGGACAAGTCGGATCTGAAGATCTGCGAGAAGGGGCGGCGCACCGGCATCACCTTTGCCGAGGCGCTCGATGACACGCTGATCGCCGCGACCAGGAAGTCCGACGGTGGACAGAACGTCTTTTACATCGGCGACACCAAGGAGAAGGGCCTCGAGTTCATCGGCTATTGCGCCCACTTTGCCCGCGTCGTGGCGAAGGAACTCGTCCAAGTCGAAGAGTACCTGTTCGAGGACAGGGACGAATCGGGCGACAGCCGGTTCATCAATGCTTACCGCATCCACTTCGCCTCGGGGCGGCGCATCCACGCGCTGTCGAGCCGGCCCGCCAGCATCCGCGGCCTGCAAGGCATCGTCGTAATCGACGAGGCCGCATTCCATAAGGACGTCGGCCAGGTGATTGCGGCCGTGAATGCCCTCCTGATCTGGGGCGGCAAGATCCGCATCATCTCCTCGCACAACGGCGTGGAGAACGCCTTCAACGTGATCATCACCGAAACGAAGGCAGGCAAGTGGCCGTACAGCGTGCATCGCTACACATTCGACGATGCCGTCGCGAACGGCCTGTACGAGCGCGTCTGCATGATGAAACGGGAGAAGCCGACACCCGAGGGCAAGAAGCGCTGGTACGACCTGATCGTCGGCAGCTATGGCACGGACACCGAAGGCCGCGACGAGGAATTGTTCTGCATACCGCGCAAGAGCGGCGGCACCTTCATCCCGCGCGTCCTGGTCGAAGCCCGCGCCGACGCGGCCATCCCGGTAGTGCGCCTGATCAAGGATACGGATTTCGCGCAGCAGCCCGTGCAGACCCGCGAAGCGGACATCAAGGCGTGGTGCGAGGCGACGCTCAAGCCGCTGCTGGCCACCCTCGATCCGAACTTGCCCTCGTTCTTCGGCGAGGACTTCGGCCGATCGGTCGACCGCACCGTCATCTGGCCGGCGCAGTTGACGCGCGAGATGCTCCGCCGCGCGCCCTTCGTTGTCGAGCTCGTGAACGTCCCGTTCGAGCAGCAAAAGCAAATCCTCTTTTACATTTTGGATCGCCTGCCGCGCTTCGCCGGCGGCGCCATGGATGCCACGGGCAATGGCGCCTATCTCGCCGAGGTCACATGGCAGAAATACGGCTCCGACCTCATCGAGCAGATCAAGCTCTCCGAGGCTTGGTATCGCGAGCACATGCCGAAGCTCAAAGCGGCGTTCGCGGACGGCGCAATCGCCGTGCCGACGGATCTCGACGTCATCGACGACTTCGGCGACCTGAAGCTGGTCAACGGCGTGGCGCAGGTGCCGGCGACGCGCCGGCGGGTCGGCAGCGACGGCCGCGCGCGCCACGGCGACACGGCGATCGCGGCGGCGCTCATGATCTACGCGTCGTATCGCACGCCGATCGTCTATGAGTACACCGCAGCGCGCGGCGGCGGCGATCCGCGCCGGCGCATGCAGCCCGACGACGCGGAGGACGCGCGAATCTCGGGCCTATTCCGCGAGGGAGCTTACTGATGCCGATCCTCTATGGACCCGACGGCGAGCCGCTCGACCTGGAGCGGCTCAAACGCGAAGAGGCCACGGCGACCATTACGGGCGTACGGCCGGTGACTTCGGATGATCCATCGATCGGTCTGACGCCGGAACGACTCGCCCATCTGCTGCGCGACTCCGAGGACGGCGACGCGACGGCCTATCTCGAGCTCGCCGAGCGGATGGAGGAGAAGGATCCCCATTACCTGGCCGTGCTCAGCACCCGCAAGCGCCAGGTTGCGCAACTTCCCATTACCATCACTGCGGCGACCGACGATCCGCAGGACGTCAGGATGGCGGACTTCGTGCGCGACTTCTTCGCGCGCGACGACATCGACAGTTGCCTGTTCGACATTCTCGATGCCGTTGGCAAAGGTTATTCGGTCGTCGAGATCGTCTGGGAAATGAGCGAGCGGCAGTGGATGCCGAAAGAGCTGATCTGGCGGGATCCGCGCTGGTTCGGCTTCGATCGGAACGACGGCCGGACGCTGATGCTGCGCGTCGAGAGCTCCGACCAGGAGAAGCTGCAGGCCGGGCGCGTGCCGAACTTCGGTCTCACGCCGTTGCCCCCGTTCAAGTTCATCGTCACGCAGATCAAGGCGAAGTCCGGGCTTCCCATCCGCGGTGGCCTCGCCCGCGTGGCGGGCTGGGCGTACCTGTTCAAAAATTACGACCTCAAAGACTGGGTGCGCTTCGTCGAGGTCTACGGGATGCCGCTGCGCATCGGGAAGTATCACCCGAGCGCGACGAAGGAAGAAAAAGCGACGCTGCTGCGCGCGATCGCGAACATCGCGTCCGATGCGGCCGCGATGATCCCGCAATCGATGATGATCGAGTTCATCGAAGGCCAGGGCAATCGCGACGGCGCGGTCTTCGAGAAGCTCGCGACATATCTCGATTATCAGATTTCCAAGGTGGTGCTCGGCCAGACCACCACCACCGACGCCGTGTCCGGCGGGCACGCCGTTTCGCAGGAGCATAACAAGGTACGCGAAGACATCGAGCGGGCGGACGCCCGCCAGCTCGCCGCGGCACTGAAGCGCGATCTCGTAAAGCCGATGATCGATCTGAACTTCGGGCCGCAGAAGCGCTATCCCGATGTTCGGATCGGCCGGCCGGAGAAGGAGGACATCCCGGGCCTGGTGAGCGCGTTGGAGAAGCTCGTGCCGATGGGCCTGCGTGTCGAGACGAGCGTCATTCGCGACAAGCTAGGCCTGCCCGATCCGGATAAGGATGCCGAAGTGCTGGTGCCGCCGGCGATGCCGTCGCCCTTCGGTCTTCCCTCCGATCAACCTGCCACGATGGCCGCGCGCCGGCCGGCGCTCCAGGCGCAGGAGCCGCCGGCGGATGGGCTCGACGCGCTTTCGGAAGAGTCGCTCGACGGTTGGGAGCGGATGATGGCGCCGCTCGTCGAACCGATCGAGCAGCTCCTCGCCGAGGCGGACAGCCTGGAGGATTTCCGCGACCGCCTGGCGGAGGTGCTGAAGGATATGAAACCCGACCAGGTTGCCGATCTCCTCGCGCGCGCCGGCTTCACGGCGCGTCTCGCCGGCGAGTTCGACGCACCGATCGGCGACGGCGATGGCGGAAATTGAGCTGAAGCCGCTCCCGCCCGAGGAGGCGCTCCGCTTCTTCCGGGCCAAAGGCTATCGGCCATCGTTCGCATGGCAGGACGTGTGGCAGGGCGAGCACGCGCGCGCCTTCACCGTCGCCAAGGCGATGCGGCTCGACATCCTGCAGGACATCCGCGCCGCCGTGGACAAAGCCCTCGCCGAAGGGCAGACGCTTCAGCAGTTCCAGCGGGAGCTGCGGCCCATACTCGAGGAAAAGGGTTGGTGGGGCCGCAAGCCCATGACCGATCCCAAGACCGGGCGGACGCGAGACGTCCAGCTCGGCAGTCCGCGGCGCCTCAAGACGATCTTCGATGTCAATCTGCGCACCTCTTACGCGGCGGGCAAATGGGCACAGATCGAGCGCAACAAGGCGCGCCGGCCGTATCTGCGCTATGTCGCGGTGCTCGACCAGCGCACGCGGCATGAGCATCGGCAGTGGCATGGCACCGTGCTGCCGGTCGATGACCCTTGGTGGAAAGATCACTATCCGCCCAACGGCTGGAACTGCCGGTGTACGGTTCAGCAGCTTTCCGATCGCGATCTTGATCGCTTCGGCTACAAGGTCAGCGACAAGGCGCCGCCGTCGCCGACGCGGCCGTGGCGCAACGCCCGCACCGGCGAGATCGTGCGCGTGCCCCAGGGCATCGACCCTGGGTTTGCGTACAACGTCGGCGCGGCGGCGCGATTTCCGGACCCGGCGAAATATGACGCCGCCTTCCTCGGCAACGAGGCGGCGCGCATTGCTGTCGACAGCGCCGACTTTCACGAGCTGGTGACGGGCAAGCTGCAGGGCAAGGCGCCGGTGGGTTGGATTGACGACGCGATCACGCGCGCGATCGGCTCGAAGGTGCGCCGGATCGACCTGTCGAGCGACACGATCGCGAAGCAGCGCCGCGTGCATCCGGAGCTCACGCTCGACGAGTATCGGCTTCTGCCCGAGATCATCGCCCGCGGCCTGGTCATTCAGGACGGCGCGTCCACCGTCGTCTTCTACAAGCGCGCGGGACGTATCTACAAGGTGGCGGCCAAGCGCACCGCCAGCGGCCGGGCCGCATTCGTGACCAGCTTCCGACGCGTCGAACAACCGGAGCGCGAGATCCGCGCCTTGCGGCGGCGCGGGCGCGTGCTCCGCGAAGCGGATTTGGATTTGGAGGATTGAGGCGCGCGGGGTGGGGCCTCGCGAGGAACCCCACATGGCGCTCCAGCCGTCCCTGGGGGCCGGCCGTGCTACGGCCGCGAGAATGTCACCGTGTCACCCGCGCAACCTGGAACGTAGGCCGTCAGGCTGCCGGCGACAACCCCCCAACGGATGGGCCCGGAGCCGGCCATGCGGCCCCAGATCCGGGGGGCGGTTCGGGCGGCGTTAACCGATTCATGAAATTCAGCCGTCCAGAAGGGCTAGGACTCGTGGCCCCTAGCCTTCCCCGCCCCAGGGCTTGAGGCGAATCCTGCCCCCTTTAATCCCCCTTTAAAACCCGCGTCCGGGGTAACCCCAGGCGGCCGCCCCCATTGGTTGTGGGTAGCCGGCGGGAGTCAGGCTCGATTTGGGGGGTATCGGGCGGGGTTGGGCCACACCGTTGGCCCTTATGACCGCGCGCTGGGGTCTCTACGGTCGCACCATTCGCGTCCGGCGGCAAGGGGCCGCCCGCATATCGAGGCTCTCAAGGCGTGGATCGGCTGCTCGCAACCCTGGCATCGGTGCTGCCCTCGGGCGAACCGCCCGAGTGGATCAAGCTCGTGCCGATCGGAACCATCCCGACGGTCGATGGCCGCGGGCCCTACAAGGTCCCGGACCAGGCGGCAGCGCAGGCGATCGTCTCGGTCTCGATGGCAAACAACCGCCCGCTGCCGATCGACTATGACCACGCGATCGACCTGGCCGCCCCGAAAGGCGGCCCGGCGCCGGCGGCCGGCTGGATCGAGGAGCTGCAGGCGCGCGCCGACGGGATCTGGGCGCGCGTCAAATGGACCGAGCGGGCCAGCGCTTCGATCAGGAGCCTCGAATACCGGTACATCAGCCCGACCTTCTTTCACGACGCGGCCGGCCAGGTGAAGCAGATCCTGCGCGCCGCACTCACCAACAACCCGAACTTTCAGCAACTGCCGGCGCTCGCCGGCGCATTCCAGGAGCATCACGAAATGAAGGAACTTCTCGAAAAGCTCGTACAGCTTTTCGGTCTGCCCGCAAACGCGGATCAGACGATGGTACTGGCGGCCGCCGAGCAGATGATCGGCGAGCGCGCCACGACGGCCGCGAGCGTCAAGGGCGTCGCGGCCGTGATGGGTCTTCCCGAGACGGCAACGCTCGCAGAGATCAAGAACGCGATCGTCGCCCGCAACGCCGCGCTCGCGAAGAGCGTGGGACTGCCCGAGACGGCGAGCACCGCCGACATCGACAAAGCTCTTGCCACTGCCGCCGCGACGGCTGCCGCGGCTGGCAACGGCGCCGCACAAGTGGCGCAACTCAATCAGACGATCGCGTCGCTCAATGCCCGCATCAATGAGCTGGAATCGGCGCAGCAGAAGGAGAAGGCGACGGCTGCCGTCGACCAGGCCATCAAGGACGGCAAGCTGCAGCCTTCGCTCCGCGACTGGGGATTGGCCCTCGCGCAGAGCGACATGAAGGCGTTCGAAGACTACGTCGCGAAGGTGACGCCGGTCTTGAAGCCCGGCGCAGACAACCTGGGCGGAACCCCGCCCGCCGGCGCGGAGGGTCTCGATGCCAACGAGCTCGCCGTCTGCAGCGCGCTCGGCATCAATCCCGAGGACTTCAAGAAGACCAAAGCGCAGGAGGCGCGATAACCAGCCATGGCTGCACTTACCGCAGACCGCAATACGCCGCGCAAGGATGGGGTGCTGTTCGAGCGTCCTGTCGGCGCCAACAAGAAGATCTACGCCGGCGCCCTCGTCGTCCTGAACGGCGGCTATGCCGAGCCCGGCACGACCGCGACCGGCCTGGTCGCCGACGGTCGTGCCGAAGCGCAGGTCGACAACACCGGCGGTGCGGCCGGCGCCAAAACCGTGCCGGTTCGGAAGGGCGTCTTCCGCTTCAACAACTCGGCCGCCGCCGACGCCATCACGGCCGCCGAAATCGGCACCGACTGCTACATCGTCGACGACAACACGGTCGCCAAGACCGACGGCGGCACGACCCGCAGCAAGGCGGGCCGCGTCGTGGACGTCGACGCGCAGGGCGTCTGGGTCGAGATCAAGTAACGGAGCACATCCCCCATGATTGTGAACTCTGCCAACCTGGCGATCCTGTACACGGCCTTTAAGACCGCCTTCAACGAAGGCCGGACGATGGCGCCGTCTCAGTACGAGGAGATCGCCACGACGGTGCCGTCGACGGCGCGCGAGGAAAAGTACGGCTGGCTCGGCAAGGTGCCGCGCTTCCGCGAATGGCTCGGCGATCGCATCGTGCACAGCCTGGCGCTGCACGACTACACGATCAAGAACAAGAACTTCGAAGTCACGATCGGCGTCGATCGGAACGACGTCGAAGACGACCAGTATGGCGTCTACAAGCCGCTGTTCCAGGAGCTCGGCCAGTCGACGACCGCGCATCCGAACGAGGTCGTCTTTGGCCTGCTCAAGGCCGGCTTCAGCACGCCCTGCTATGACGGGCAGTACTTCTTCGACACCGACCACCCGGTGATCGATGAGAACGGCAACACCGTATCCGTCGCGAACACCGACGGCGGCAATGGCACGCCGTGGTTCCTTCTGGCCACGAACCGCGCGATCAAGCCGATCATCTGGCAGAAGCGTCGCGATTATGACTTCGTCGCGCTCGATCGGCCGACGGATCCGGAGGTCTTCAAGAAGCGCGAGTTTCAATACGGGGTCGACGCGCGCGTCAACGCGGGCTTCGGCCTGTGGCAGCTCGCCTGGGGCTCCAAGCAGGACCTCACCCCGGAGAACTACGGGGCCGCGCGCGCGGCGCTTCAGGGGATGAAGGGCGACCATGGCCGCCCGCTCGGCATCATCCCGAACCTGCTCGTCGTGCCGCCGTCGCTTGAGGCGAAGGGGTTGGAGATCCTCAACGCGGAGCGCAGCGCGGCGGGCGCAACCAACGTCTACAAGGGCACGGCGAAGCTCATGGTCTGCCCGTGGCTCGCGTAAGGAGTACCTGACGCATGGCGAAGAAGATCCGAATCGTCTCGAAGAAAGAGGGCTTCCGCCGCTGCGGCATTGCCCACTCCGAGACTCCGAAGCTCTACGATGCGGATGCCTTCACGAAGCAGCAGCTCGAACTGCTCAAGCGCGAGCCGATGCTGATCGTCGACGAGATCGACGTGCCCGACGGAGGCAAGGGCAAGTCCGACGAAGGCAAGAGCAAGTCCGACGAGGGCAAGGGCAAGTAGTCCCGCCTGGACGCAACGGTCGGCGCGGCTCACGGGCCGCGCCGCACCCGCAAGGTGACCCGCCTCGATGTCCTACGCGACGCAGCAAGACCTGATTGATCGCTTCGGCGAGACGGAGATCGTCCAGCTCTCCGATCGTGCCGATCAGCCCGCGGGCGCGATCGATGCTGCGATCGTGGCGAAGGCGCTGGCCGATGCCGACGAGCTGATCGACGGCTATCTTGCCGGGCGCTACGCCGTGCCCGTCGCGGCGCCGGTCCCGGCAATCCTGATCGCGATCGCGAGCGACATCGCGCGATATCGGCTCCATGTGCACGAGCCGCCCGAGCTCGTCCGCAAGAACTACGAGGATGCGCTGCGCCGGCTCAAGGACATTGCAGACGGCACGCTCGTTCTCCAGGTGGCCGGCGCGGAGGTCGCGGAAACGCGGCCGCCCGGCGCTGGCGTCGAGTTTTCGGGCCCGGATCCCATGTTCTCCCGCGGCAGGCTGTCGGGCTTCTGATGTCCGGCGTTGCGCTCCATGTCGATCTGCGGGGTGCCGAAGCGATCAAGGATCGCTTCAACTCGCTCATCCTGCGTCTCGGCGACCTCACGCCGGCGATGGACGAGATCGGCTCCATGCTGATCACGTCAACGCTCGACCGCTTCGAGAAAGGCCGCGCGCCGGACGGCACGGCGTGGGAGCCGTCGCGCCGCGCGATCGAGGAGGATGGGCAGACGCTCATCGACAGCGGCCGCCTGCGCGCAAGCATCACCTCGAAGGCGGGCCGGCGCGAGGTCGAGGTCGGCACGAACGTGATCTATGCCGCCATTCATCAGCTCGGCGGCAACGCCGGCCGGGGCCGCAAGACCAGGCTTCCGGCGCGCCCGTATCTCGGGCTGTCGAGCGATGACGAGAAAGAGATCGACGCCATCCTCGGCGACTACCTGACGGGAGCGCTGCGATGATCGGCGCGATCGAAAACGCGATCCTCAAGCGGATCTGGGACAACCGCGCAGCGCTCGGCGGATACGTGCGCGCCGTCGCAAGCTATGGCGGCGAGTTCGACAATCCGGCGTCGCTTGCCGAGATCGTCAAGCAATTCCCGTGCTTCGTGGTCGCATTTGTCGGCTGCCCGGCGCCGACCGACGCCGGCGCGAACAGGTGGGAGTATGAGCCCATCTTCGCCGTCATGGCGATCGCAAAGAATTACCGCAACGAAGCGGCGCAGCGTCAAGGCGCCGGCACCGAGATCGGCACCTACCAGATGGTCCGCGACGCGCGCGAGCTGCTCGCCGGACAGAAGCTCGACCTTGATCTGTCGCGCCCCCTTTATCCGGGCGCGTGCCGCCAGCTTTTCAACGGCAGGTTCCAGAACCAGCGTCTTTCGATCATGTCGCAGGAGTTCACCTGCCGCTTCGTCGAAGAAATTGCGCCGCCGGACGCGACGCAGCCGATCGGCAATTTCGTCACCTTTCATGCCGATTGGGACATCCCGGTTTTCACCACGCAACCCAACGATCCGCTGCCGCTCGCCGCCGACAGGCGCGATGCCGAAGACAGCGTGTCACTGCCGCAGAGCTGAGGAGGCACGAGTTGAGCAAGATCTTCGTGAAGCCGACGACGGCCGCGCCCGTCCGCCATCCAGACGGCAAGACCGAGCTCAAGCGCGAAGGTGAGCTCGTCGACGAGCACCCGTACTGGTACCGGCGGTTCGCCGACGGCGACGTCGCGATCTCCGCCGAAGCACCGAAGACGAAGGCCAAGGGCAACTGAGGAGCTAGACCATGCCGCTCGACGGCTTCATCTTTTCGCAGATCCCCATCGATATCCGCACGCCCGGACAGTATGTCGAGATCGACAACAGCCGGGCGCTCCGCGGCCTGCCGCTGCAGCGGCATAAGATCCTGGTGCTCGGTCAGCGGCTCAGCACGGGCACCGTCGCCCAGAACGTCGTCACGCCGATCATCTCGATCGACGAGGCGATCCAGTTCTTCGGCAAAGGCTCGATGTTGGCCGAAATGCTGAAGGCGCTGCGCAAGGCCAACAGCTTCACCGAGACCTACGCGATCGGCGTCGATGACAATGACGCCGGCGTCGCGGCGACCGGCTCGATCCAGATCGGCGGGCCGGCCACGGCCGCGGGCACGCTCAACGTGTACATCGCCGGCGTTCTCGTCCAGGTCGGGGTCACTGCCGGACAGGCGGGCGACGTGATCGCGGCTGCCCTGGCGAGCGCGATCAACGCCAACGGCGATCTTCCGGTGACGGCGGCCGTCGATGGCGTCGACGCGACCAAGATCGTCCTCACGGCGCGTCACAAGGGCGAGCTCGGAAACGCGATCGACGTTCGGGTCAACTATTACCCCGGCGACCGCACGCCGGCGGGCGTGACGCTGACGATAACGCCGATGGCGAACGGCGCCGGCGATCCTTCCCTGGCGGCGACGATCGCTGCGATGGGCGACGAGCAGTACCACACGATCATCTTTCCCTGGACGTCTGCGGCAACGCTGGCGTCGATCGAAGATGAGCTTGCCCGCCGCTTCAGCGCGATGGTGGCAAAGGAAGGCCATGCCTTCGCGGCGGCGCGCGGTTCCGTGGCGACGCTGCAGACGCTCGGCGACAGCCGCAACAGCCCGCACGTCACGATCGTTGACGCCGGCAATGAACCGACGCCGCCCTGGATCAAGGCGGCGGTGGTCGGCGCGGTCGATGCGTTCGAGCCTGACCCCGCCCGGCCGCGACAGACGCTCGCGCTGCCTGGCGTCCTGCCGCCGGCGCACGAGAAGCGTCGCACGCGCGAGGAGCGCGACACGCTCCTGCATCATGGCATTTCGACCTGCACGGTCGACGAAGGCGGAATCGTCCGCATCGAGCGCCTGATCACGACCTACAAGACGAATGCCTTCGGCGCGCCGGACCCGTCCTATCTCGACGTCGAGACGCTGCGCACGGTCGCGTATCTGCGCTTTTCCGTACGCACGCGAATCGCGCTGCGCTTCCCGCGGATGAAGCTCGCCGGCGACGACCATCCGGGCGGCCTCACCGTCGCGCGCCCGAAGGATCTGCGGCACGAGCTGATCGCGCTGTTCCGCGAATGGGAGGCCGCGGGCCTTGCGGAGAACATCGAGCAGTTCATGCAGGATCTGCGCGTCGAGCGCGATCCGAACGATCCGAACCGGGTCAACGCCGTGATCCCGCCCGACATCGTCAACCAGTTCCGCGTGTTCGCGGGCCTGCTCCAGTTCCGGCTGTAAGGAGGACCAATGTCCAATCAGCGCACCGGGAAAGTCTATATCCGCCTCGGCGGCAAGCTCATCCAGAGCATGCCGGGCGCGACACTCCGAAACGCGATGGGGAATCAGCGCAATCCCGTCGTCGGCAATCAGCCGTACGGCTTCACCGAGGAGGCGCTTGTGCCCGAAGTCGAGTGCCAGGTGTCGCACGGCGCCGACGTCAGCCTCAAGGAGCTCTACGACATCGTCGACACCACGTGCACCTTCGAATGCGACAGCGGCCCGGTGTTCATCTTGTCGAACGCCTGGGTCGCTCAGGTCACCGACCTGCAGGGTCAGCAAGGGCAGTTCAAGCTGCTGATCCACGCGCGGCAGTGCACGGAGCAGAGGAGTGCCTTGTCGTGAAGTTCCGACTGACGAAGCCGATCGGCGTGGAAGGCGCCGTCGTACACGAGCTGGAGATCCGCGAGGAAGTCACCGCCGGCGATCTGATGGCGGCCGACGAAGCCAAGGGCGAGGTCGGCAAGAGCATCCATATCATCGCCGCGCTCGCCAACGTGCCTCCATCGTCGATCAAGGCGATGAGCGCCGGCGACTTTGCGCGGCTCAACAAGCTGATCGAGCCTTTTTTATCGGGTGGCCCGAACAATGGAGGGACTTCTGCGGCGAAATCGCCGCCGTCTTCCGGTTCGGGCCCGACGACATCGGCCGGTTGACGCGCGGGCGCCTGCTCTTCCTGCACCGGCAGGCGCAACGCTTCCTGCGGCGCGCATAGGGGTCCATGGCGTCCACGCTCAAGCTCTCTCTGATCGTCTCCGCTGTCGACGAGGCGACGGCGCCGATCCGCCGGATCAACCAGGCGATCAACGGCCTCACCGCCGGCCCGCGCGCCGTGGGCGCCGCGCTGGGCCGGCTCGCGGCCGAGGTCGGGCTCAACACCGTCGCCACGCGCGCCAATGCGCTGGGCGGCGCGCTGCGCAACGCGTGGCAGGAGGCCGGCAATCTCGCGCTCCGTCTCGGGACGATCGCGGGCCTCGGCGGTGGCGGCCTCCTGGGCCTCACGAAGATGACGGCCGAGTATGGCGAGCAAGTCCTCATGGCCTCGCAGCGACTCGGCATGTCGACCGCGGCGTTCCAGCGCCACGCATTCGCTGCGTCCCAAAATGCCGTTCAGGTCGAACAGTTCGCTGACGCGATGCGGTTCCTCGCCGCAAATGCAGTGGCGGCCGCGAACGGCTCGGAAGAGATGGCGACGTGGTTCCGCGCGGCCGGCGTCTCCGTGCGCGATGCACGCGGCCAGATCAAGGGCACGGACGAGCTCTTCCTCGAGCTCGCCGATGCCTTCGCCCGATCGAGCAAGGAGGAGGAGAAGGTCAAGGTCGCGCAGACGCTGCTGGGGCAAAGCGGGGCCAGGATGATCCCGCTTCTGAACCAGGGTGCGGCCGCGATTCGGCGCATGGGCGACGAGGCGGAGCGGCTCGGGCTCGTCATGTCGCAGGATAAGATCGAGCAGGCGGAGGAGTTCGGCGATCACCTCGATGTCCTGGGGCAGGTCGTGCGCACGGTCGGCCTCTCCATCGGCTCCGTTCTCATACCCGTCATACAGCCGCTGGTGGTGCGCCTGACCGAATGGGTCGCCGCCAACCGCGAGCTCATCGCCGTCAAGGTCGGCGAGTTCGTGGAACGCGTCGTCGACGCCCTGCCGGATCTGGTCGAAGGCGCGCGCAACGTCGCCACCGGATTTCAGGGCGTCGTCGAAGCGCTGCGCTGGGCCGGTGAAACCTTCGGCTACGCGGAGACGGCGGCCGTCGCCGTCGGTCTCTATCTCGGCGGTCCGCTGATCGGCGCGCTCGCGAACGTCACCCTTGCCGCAGCGTTGTTCGGCACGAGTCTTGGCGGCGTGGCGCTCAGGCTCGGCGCGCTCGCCTTCGCCCCGGTCGTCGCCGCGATCGGCAACTTCGTCACGGCCCTTCGCGCGGGCCAAGGCGCGATGGCCGCGTTCAACCTGGTCCTCGCTGCGAATCCCATCGGCGCAACGATTGCCGCCGTGACCGCGCTCGCCGGCGCCGCGTATCTCATCTACCGCAATTGGGAGCCGATCAGCGGCTTCTTCACCGGTCTGTTCGACGGGATCGTCGGCGTCGTCACCGGCGCCGTCGAGTCGATCCGGCGGGTCTGGGGCGGCATCGCGCAATGGATCGGAGAGCAGGTTCAGGCGATCGCCGGCGTCCTGCCTGATTTCGTGCGGCGGCGTCTGGGCTTCGACGCGGCCGTCGCGGGCGCGGCGCCACCAGTCGCGGCGTCGGTGCCGGCGCTTGCCACACCGCCGGCCAGTGCACCTGGCGTTGCGCCGGCCCTGGGACCAGGTGCGCAGCCATTCGAAGGCGAACTCGTCGTGCGGTTCGTCGACGCGCCGCCGGGCACCCGTGTCGAGCGCCTGTCGAGCAACGGCGCCGGACCTGATATCGGCGTCGACCTTGGGCCGACCATGGTGATGCCATGAGCGCGCTCAGCGAGATGCGGCCCGGCAGCTACCGCGGCGTTCCGTTCCTTGTTGCGCTCGAAGCCGAAGACGAGACGGGCCGGCGCGCCGAGATCCACCGCTATCCGCAGCGCGACGACGCTTACGTCGAGGATCTCGGGCGCAAGTCCGAACCCTTCACGATCGAGGCGATGGTCATCGGCGCCGACTATCTCGCACGCGCCGACCAGCTCTACCGCGCCTGCGGCGAACCGGGACCGGCCGAGCTCATTCATCCCTGGCTCGGCGCGATGCAGGTGTTCTGCCTCGGCTGCAAGCGCCGCTTCTCGACGAAGGAAGGCGGATCCGCCCGCTTCACGCTCACCTTCATCCTCGCCGGCGAAAACCGCTATCCGGCCGGCGTCCTGGACACGCGCGTTCCGGTGCGCGACGCGGCGACGAACGCGGGCGACGCCGTCGTCGACGACTTCGCGCGGCGATTCTCGACCGACAAGCAACCCTCTTTCGTCGGCGAGGCGGCGATCGACCTGCTGGGCCAGGTTGCGGACTGGGTGCGCGGCGGCGCGCCGCATCTGGCACTCGGCGGGCCGGCCGTGCCCGGCTTCGACCGTGAGCTGGCGTCGTTTCGTAACGACCTGACGACGCTGGTGGGCGCACCGGAGACGTTGGGCAGGCGCGTCATGGGCCTTCTTGGCGGCCTGGGCCCGTTGTTCGCGTCGCCGCGCGACGGCGTGCGCGCCTATCGCTCCATCGGGAGCTGGGGATCGACGCTCCCGGCCGTTCCGCTCACGACGGCGAACCGGCAACGACAAGCCGAGAACCAGGCGGCGATCGCCGACCTCGTTCGCCGCGGTGCGCTGATCGAGGAAGCGCGCCAGACGGCCGACATCGAGTTCGAGCACCGCGACGAAGCGATCGCCTATCGGCGCGACCTCGCCCAGCGTCTCGACGATGAAATGATCCGTGCCGGCGACGCCGGCGAGGACGACAGCTATCGCGCGCTCGAGTCCCTGCGCGCGGCCAGCATTCGCGACATCACGACGCGGGGCGCGGATCTGTCGCGCCTTGCCCGCATCGCGTCACCGGCGACCCGGCCCGCGCTCACCATGGCGTGGCAGATCTATGGCGACGATCCCGCCATCGTCGCCGCGCGCGCCGACGACATCACGCGGCGCAACCGGATCGCGCATCCCGGCTTCGTGCCGGGCGGCCGCGAGATCGAGGTCATCGCCGATGCCTGAGACGGCCGACCTGGTATCGCTGGAGATCGCTGGCCGCGCCTTCGGCGGCTGGACCCGCGTCGTTATCCGCCGCTCCATCGAGAATTTTGCCGGCGGCTTCGAGCTTGAGGTCTCGGAGCGATGGCCCGGCCAGCCCGATCGCCAGCTCGTGCGCACGGGCGCGGCGTGCCGTGTGCGCATCGGCCAGGACACGGTCATCACCGGCTACGTCGACGCCGTGAGGTCGAGCTATACGGATCAGAGTCACCGGATCTACATCGCGGGCCGCGATGCCGCCGGCGACATCGTCGATTGCTCCGCCGTGCATGAGCCGGGCGAGTGGCGCGGTCGCCGCCTCGAAGAGATCGCGAACGATCTTTGCACGCCCTTCAAAGTGCCCGTTCGCGCCGAGACGGATACGGGCAAGCCCTTTGCGTATTTCCGCCTCAACGACGGCGAGACGGTCGGTGCCGCGATCGAGCGCATGTGCCGGCACCGCGGCGTGCTGCGCATGAGCGACGGCCTGGGCGGGATCAAGATCGTGCGCGCCGGCGCGACGCGGGCGCCGGCGGCGCTCGTTTTGGGCAAGAATGTCAAGTCGGCCGAGGGCGCGTTCGACGACACGGAGCGGTTCTCCGATTACATCGTCAAGGGTCAGCGCCCTGGCGTTGATCTTGTGAGTGCCGATGCGGTCGTCGCGCCGTCCGGGCGCGCCAAGGATACGAAGGTGGGTCGGTATCGGCCGCTCATCGTTCTGGCCGAGGATGCCGGCGACGAGGCGAGCTTCGCGACGCGCGCGCGCTGGGAGGCGAACCTCCGCTTCGGGCGCTCGCGGCGCGCAACGTACACGGTTCAGGGTTGGCGCGCCGCGGGTCGGCTGTGGCAGCCGAACGCGCTCGTCCATGTCCGCGACGCCTATCTCGCCATCGACGATGAGATGCTGATTGCCGAAGTCGAGTTCACGCTCGACAGCCGGGGCACCGAGGCGCGCATCGCCGTGACGCGGCGCGAAGCGTTCGATCTGATCCCGCTGCCGGAGGAGACGGTGTCATGGACGCTATGACGCAGCTCCGCCGGCTGATCGCGCCGCTCAGCGCGCGCGTCGCGACCATGCTGAGTCGCGCGGTTCTGCGCGCCATCAACGACGCGGGCGGTTTTCAACTCGTCCAGGTCGGCATGCGCCAGGGCGAGCTGCGCGATGACGTCGAGCATTTTCAGCCCTATGGCCTGACCTTCCGCCCGCTCGAAGGCGCGCAAGCCGTCGTCGCGTATCTCGGCGGCTGCGGCAATCATCCGGTCGCGCTGGTCG